CGATGTTATATTTTTTACAATAAAAACTTGCATTAAATATAACGTTGTTAGATAATAGGGGAAAATTAACCAAGAAAGAGGTAAGGCTATGACTATCTATATTAATTTAGAAGACAAAGACGTTTTCGAAAGATTCGTCTCAAAATATAATGAAATTTTAAAAAAAGAAAATGAAAACTTTGATCTTATTAAAGTAGTAAAAGAATTAAATAAAGAAGGAGAACAAAAATGACAATACAAAAAACAGAATATGGAAGTGTTGTAGAAAATGCCAAGCTCTACTCTGCTTTAGCAAAAGCCCAAGGAGAAATGGGAAGTGCTAAATTTAATAAAGTAAATCCTCATTTTCGCAATAATTATGCTAGCCTTTCTTCCATAATGGATACATGTAAAAAACCATTAAGTGACAATGGATTAAGTATATTACAGATCATTAAAACAGACGACAAAGGGCAAATGTTTTTAATAACTAGATTGGCCCATTCTAGTGGACAATTTATAGAAAGTTCATTTGGATTGAAAGCTGAAAAGAATACAATTCAAGGATTAGGTTCAGCTCTTACTTATGCAAAGCGTTATAGTTTATCATCTTTATTAGGAATCGTTGCCGATGATGATGATGATGGAAATGTTGCGGCCAAAGAAGAGTCCAAGTATATAACATCTGAACAAGTCCAAGAGTTATCTAAAAAACTTACTGGGCTTAAGAATGGTGATAGAGCCTCCGTTATTAAAGCAATGGGCACAGGTAATTTAAATGAAATCAAAGCAGATAAATTTGAACCTGTGTGTAGGCTCATAGACAATGCAATTAAAAGAACAAATGGAGAAAACAATGGAAATTAAAGACATGAAACAGGGCTCACCTCAATGGCTTGAGATGAGAAAGACCAAAATAACATCAACAGACGCTTCTATCATTAACGGAACTAATACCTTCAATGGTAATTCTCCATATAAATTATGGCAGCGAAAATTAGGGCTTGCTGACGAACAACCTGTTAACGCAGCAATGATAGAAGGCTCGATATTAGAAGAGACAGCTAGAAATTGGTTTAATGAATCTAGAAAGGTTTCGATGAAACCAGCTATTTTCCTTAATTCTGAACACCAATGGATTATGGCGAGCTTAGATGGTTATAATGAGCATGAAGATTACATTCTTGAGATTAAATGCGGTATTAAAGCATATGAACTAGCCGAAAAGGATAAAATACCTCCATATTCTTATGACCAAATACAACATGCTTTATTTGCCTCCGGGAAATCTCAATGTATTTATATGAGCTATCGCGTTGATAAAAATCCGATTATAATTACAGTTAATTATGACCATGATTATATGGCTTCTCTTCTTGAGAAAGAAAAAGAATTCTATGAATGCCTTAAAGATATGACTCCTCCTCCATTAGGAGAAAAAGATTACGTTGTCATAGATTCTACAGAAGCTAACAAAGCAGCTAAACGTTGGAAAAAGGCTAAAGAAATCTTAGATGAAGCCAAAATAGCCGAACAAGAAGCCAAGAAGTTTTTATTGGAAGAAACAGATGATGGCGCTTGTATTTTCCCATCTGTTGGAGTTCGTGTCGAAAGAGTTCATAAGCAAGGTGCAGTAGATTGGAAGAAAGTCTGTATCAAATGGGAGATTGATGAACATGAACTGGAAGCTTTCAGAAAGCAATCTATTGGATATCCTAGAATAACTCTAATCAAGAAATAACATACCAAATATGGCTTATCTTTTCTTTTAGGTACTTTGAGTCATCTTAGAATAGATAGGCCTTTCCGTTGCCTTTAAAATAAGAATTTGCTTTTTACGAACGAATAAATGTTAAACCTTACACTTTTTGGTACCACATAAACGCTGGATTTTACACTTTTCGGCACGAAACAAAAAGCCTCTCAATTAAGAGAGGCTCAAAAAACATACATACCCACTTAGAGGTATTGCTTCAGTTTAAACAACACATCAATTTATATCAAGGTAACATTGTTATATAAATAAAAAAGCCTCTCAAAATTAAGAGGCTTAAGAACATGTATAAAAAAAAACAGAGCATAAAGATGCTACAGAGGAGAACTTGAAATATTAAGAATTAATATTTAAGTTCATCAAAAGAGATATCTCAGATCAAATAAATAATCAAGCAATTCTAGGCATATAAAAAAAATAATAACAGTCTCATAGAGAAAAATATAACCTGTTAAATTATATGTTTATTTTGATAGAACAAATAATTTGAACAGGCTATATTTCTAAATTAAATAAAAAAAAAGAAAGAGCTAGATAGTCGGGAAACCGTCTAGCTCAATTATAAAACATAAGAAGTCTTACTGTCTTATGTAAGAAAGTCTAACGTATATCAGAATTTAATAAAATACGAAAGATTTTTTCACTTGTAAGACGTAGAACCTCTTAAGTTTATAACATTTAACTATGAGGATGCATATGTCTGATTCAGATACTTTTCAAGTAGAAGACCTAAGTTCATTACATAAATACCGAACAGAATTACCAAATATAATTCTTGATATGGGTCTCGATCCATATGAATTTACTTTATATTCTCATCTTAAAAGAATTGCGGGGGATAAAGGAAACGCTGAAGCTTCTAATAAATATTTGGCTAAAGTTTCATGTATGAGCATTGATAAAGTAAAAAAAGTAAAAAAAATATTAGTTGAAAGAAATTTGATTAAAACCACCATAAGACAAAATAAAGACAAGTCTTTTAAACCTACACTAATTCAAATCATAGATTGGTGGCCGCAGAATTTTGAATATTTTAAATTTAAAAAAAAAGAACGTGAAAACAAATTAAAAGAATTTTTAGTAGGTGATGAGAAAGCCGAGGGGTGGGTGATGAGAAAGCCGAGGGTAGGTGATGAGAACATCCCAAAAGAAGAACCAATTAAGAAGAACCATATTAAGAATAACAAGCCCATTCGGGCTGGTGGTGGACCAAAATATATCCAATTAAGAAAAAAAGTAAGACTTACCGAGAAGCAATTAGATGGTTTATCAAGTGTTTATTCTAAAGAAGAGGTTGACTGGATATTGGACAAACTCAATAGATACAAAACTTTTTATAATCAAGAGTATAGCTCAGACATAAGACCAATAAAAAAATGGGTTATAGGAGCCATGAGAAATGAACGTAATAAAATAGAAGCTAAAAATAACATAAAAGCTAGAAACATCAGCATAATCAAAGAAATTCAAGATGCCTTGGAACGTAAAAATAAAAAAGGTAACTTAAAGATTCAAGGTGATGAAGCCATTGATTCCGTTTTTTTTAAAAGCTGTAACTTGGATAATCCAGGCCTTCCTCAGATTGTAGCAAAATGGTATAGATGGAATTGGGAGGATTAGATGGGCTTAATAGAAGAAAAAGAAAAGCCCAAACACAATTGGTATTGGATAAATACAAACAGAATAACAGCCAGAAAGTTTGTAGAAAATAATTGTCCCTACAAAGCTTTAATGAATGAAATAAATGAAAAATTAGCTTGTAAAGTAATTACTCCGGAAGAAATGTTAAAAGAATTTAATCCATTAAAAGACTCACAAATGAGAATTAAGGCTTACGATACTCACATTGAATTTGCCATTCTATGGGCTAAAAACATCAAGAAAGGTTTAGAAGCCGCGCCTATAGGTTATGAATATGAACCATATAAGTTTAATTCTTTATTGCAAGAAACACACAAAATGTTTAAAAATAAACTTAATACATCTTAAATGACAGAGATCAAATGGAAATTGAAATCTTAGAATATGTTGACAACCCGAAAGGATTCCGTAAAGGTTTCGTCGATATAAAAGTCGTTTATAGCGTCGAAAAGTGGGAGTGTTTCAGAGGGCTCGGGTTCTTTGAAAAAGAAAACCGTAAATGGGTAAGTTTCCCCAATACAAAACGCGGAGATAATTGGCTTCCCTACTATGAGCGTAACCCCGAGGTCAATAAGGATATCCTTGTTAATGCTCTCAAAGCTTTGGAAGTTCATTTTGGCAACTCCTTTGCTCAATCTAAAGAAGATGAAGATTTTTATGCTTTTTAATATTTAAGTATTGTTTTATAAGAAATAGTTTATTAATAATTAAACTTAATAAGCAATAGAGGTTTATTATCGCAGCACATAAAGGTAATGATTATACATTAAAAAGAAAAGTAAATCCTCAGCATACAAAAAAAGAAATTCAAAAGATTATTGAAGATCTGTTAGAATGGGCACATGAGGGCGAAGGAATTTTTCTAGAATCTTACATTTATAAGACATATAAAAAGTCTCCTTCATGGCTTAATCAGTTAGGTGATCATCATCCCGAAGTCAAAGAGGCTCTGGCATTTGCGAAAGAATTAATAGGCGGAAAGGTAGGCAATCATTGTTGGTTAGGCGATAGAAATTCAGCCTTTGGAGAAAAGATATTACCGATGTATTCTTCAAAATATAAAGAGCTTTTAAAATGGAAAGCTGACATCCAAAAAGAGCAGCCTAAAGAGCCTGAAAATAAATGTACTTTTAATTCATGGAAGGAAGAACAGAAAGCTAAAAAATCTTAAGTCTTAACATGCTTTCTTAATGAATAGGTTGGTAGGGATGGATAGCATATTATTAATTAATTTTGCAAACTTTTTATATTTTTCTTCATTCCCATGCTTTATTGAGGAGCAAACCTAAACAGATGAAAATGGACTTATGAAGGAGCGCAGTATAGATGAGTGTTCAACCATAGAGGATATACAAAGCAAAGTAGTATCTATCTTGCATGACTATAGAGATAATAAAGAACTATTTAAAGAAGCTCTAGAGTGGATAATAGAACAACTTTAGAAGGAGCAACGATGAGTAAGAGGAATCTAGAGAAAAAAAGAGATAAACTTATAGAAAAATGGCGTGATGAAATGACACCTAGAATTCCACAAATTAACGTATTTAAAGTATATAAACTAAAAGATAAAATTATAGAAATATCAAGATGCCTAAAGAAGATCTAACATTATTAGACTCTAAGGAGCAATAATATGGAATGGATAAGCGTTAAGGATAAACTTCCTAGAGATGATCAGACTGTTTTAATGGCAGAGAAAGGGCAAGATGGAATTCCTGTTATAGGCTGGTATGAAAACAAAGGTTGCATACCCGGCTTTTATCCTATTAATTTCCTTCAAACCGTAAGAATGCATGTGACTCATTGGATTCCGATCCCCAGGCTTCCTGAAGATTAAAAGTTACTTTCACCGTGTGGATAAAATGGAATTGTTAAATGCTAAACCTAAGCCCTAAGCAAAAAAAAACTCTTAAAGAATCAACTTCCCGCATCAACATTTGGGAAGGAGCAGTAAGATCAGGAAAGTCTTTTGCTAGTCTTATTCGTTGGTTGGAATATATACAAGAAGCTCCCGAAGGCAACCTTGTAATGATAGGACGCACGGCAACAACAATAAAGCATAATTTAGTTGATGAGATTTGCGGCCTTATTGGCACTGATGCACGCTATTACAGTGGAAAGAACGAACTAAATCTATGGGGCAAGCGGATATATCTTATTGGCGCATCAGATGAAAGAGCAGAAACAAAGATAAGAGGTTCTACATTTGCTGGGGCTTACATTGATGAAGCTACATTAATACCAGAAAGCTTTTGGACAATGCTACTATCTAGGATATCTATTCCTGGTGCAAAGATCTTTACTACTACAAATCCTGATAATCCATTTCATTGGCTCAAGAAGAACTACATTGATAGAAAAGATAATCTTGATCTTAAGTTGTGGAAGTTTTTATTAGATGACAATCCTTCTTTAACAGAGGAATTCAAGACTAATCTTAAACAAGAATATCGAGGGTTATGGTATCGCAGATACATAGACGGTGAGTGGTGCCTTGCTGAAGGTACTATCTATGATTTCTTTGATGAGGCTATCCATTGCATAAACCACGCACCCGGCTTAGCTCAAGAATATTACGTTGGTGTCGATTATGGAACAAACAATCCTTGTGCATTTCTTTTATTAGCTCACAACCCCAACACATATCCTAACATGTGGATAGAAAAAGAATATTATTATGACAGCTCTAAAACTAACCGACAAAAGACAGACACCGAATATGCTGAAGATCTAAAAAAGTTTATAGATGGTATACCTGTCAGAGCCATATACATTGATCCTAGTGCAGCCTCATTCAAGCTTGAGTGTCAACGTAATGGCATAAGAAACATACTAGATGCTGAGAACGATGTGTTAGACGGTATAAGATTTGTAGCTTCTCTGTTAACAAACGGAACTCTTAAGATCACAAAGCAATGTCCTAACTTGATTAAAGAGATGAGCTCATATGTATGGGACTCAAGAGCAAAAGATCACGGTGAAGACAAACCGTTGAAGAAGAATGATCATTTACAAGACGCTCTTAGGTACCTCTGCTATACTGCATTCGGCAAGACATTTGGGTCTCAAGATCGAATGACACCAGAAGACATAAAAAACTTAAGAAGAAAGGCAGGTATATTTTAATGACAACTAATCCTATAGACATATCATTCAAATTCAAAGACTCTTGCAATTGTTGCCGCCCTAGTTTGTGTTGCGATAAAGAAGTGCCTTCTAATAAACGTGTATATGTAAATTCTTTAGGTTCAGTAGAAAAATATAAGACTCTTAAAGTTATAAGAAGCTCTGGTGGTATAGAGACGTCTTTTAAGCGTTCGTTATCTAACCTACATTTAATGATTGAGACTAAAATTGAAAGTTTTGAGGGTAATCCTTCAGAATTTAAGAATAGAATTAATCATATTTTATTCTCTATTAATAATTCTAGTCGAATAACACTCGCGCATATTGAGTCTATAAACACAATAATGTTGGAATATTTAACAGAATTCTCTTAACTTTTCTAAAGAAAATACTTACAGTAGGGTAAATTATATCTTAACCTTAACAGTACTAAGGAACAATCATGGTTTATCAAACACGTTTAAATGAATCTTTCTATACTTCTGGGGATGATGGAACTATTCATCAAATGATGCAAGAAGCATATTCTAAAAATGCCCAGGCTAATCAAAACTATTGGCTAGAGGGAACTAAAGACGTTCGGTTTAAAGCCGGCGATCAGACTTTATGGAACGAGCTTTATAATCAATATCCATCTTATCAAAGAAAACAATTCAACTTTAATAAGATTAGAAGAATTATAAATATGATAACAGGCTATCAAAGAAAGAACCGCAAAGCTACTTCTTGTATGCCAATAGAGGGCTCAGATGAAGAGACCTCAGATCAATTTGGAGCTCTTTTAGATTGGGTTTCTAACCGTGCTAATATATATGAAACAATATCTTCTGCTTTTGAAGGGGCATTAACAACAGGCATGAATCTTCTTTCTATGTGGATGGATTATAGATCAGATCCACTTTCTGGAGATTTAAGATTAGACAATCTTAGTTATAATGGCTTTATGATAGATCAATTCTTCACGAAGCAAGATCTATCAGACTGCAACTTTATTTGGACAAGAAGATATCTCTCAAAAAATCAGGCAATTAGTTTAATGCCAGATAGAAAAAAAGAAATTCAAGAACTTCCAGGAGGTCAAAAAGATGATAAATTCTCATTTCTTCCAGAAAATTACAATGTTAACAACCCGGATTTGCTTAGCTACGATGAGTATTGGTATTTGGACTATCGTGATCAAGAGATTTTAATAGATAATAATTCCGGAGAAACTATTGAATGGACAGGTGACGATGAAAGGCTTAAAATGTTTAAACAGAGGTTTCCTCAAATCGAAGTTAAAAAGTCTCAAAAACAGACTTGTAAACTTGCTATTGTTATTGGAGGACGCTGCTTTTATGATGGTCCTAACCCTTATCATATTGATCGCTATCCTTTTGTTCCCGTTATGGCTTATTTTGAACCTGATATTCCATATTATGAGTGGAAAATACAGGGAGTAGTAAGAGCTTTAAGAGACTCACAATACCTTTACAATAGAAGAAAAGTTATAGAGCTTGATATTTTAGAAAGCCAAATTAATTCAGGTTTAAAAGTGATGGAAGATTCTCTTGTTGATGATTCTGATGCTTTTATGTCCGGTCAGGGTAAAGCTTTATTCATAAAGAAAGATGCGCCTCAGGGAATGGCTTCCGTAGAACAAGTGCCACCGCCGGGCATTTCTCCAAGCATGGCAGCCCTGTCAGAATCTTTATCTAATGAGCTGATGGAGATATCGGGTGTCAATGAAGAACTGCTTGGTGCTGCAGAAGACGATAAAGCGGGTATTTTGAGCATGTTGAGGCAAGGGGCTGGTCTTACCACCCTTCAGAAGCTATTCGATCAATTAGACGTGTCACAGAAGCTTCTCGGCGAACTTACTATCGATATGATGCAATCAAACTTTACTCCTGGAAAAGTAGCAAGAATCCTGAACAAGCAACCTTCCCAACAATTTTACAATAAAGCATTTCAAAAGTATGATTGTGTTATTGCAGAAGGAATGCTTACCGAAACCCAGAGAAAAACTCAATTTATTCAATATACCTATCTCAAAGAGATGGGAATTCCAGTACCTACAGATCTGCTTATAGATGTTGCTCCTGTTGTTCAGAAGAAAGAGCTAAAAGAAGCTATTATGGCCCAAGAGCAAGAACAGAAGAAGATGGCAGAACAACAACAAATGATTCAAATGAGAGAGTTAGAAGCACGGGCTAACTTGGCTGATGCAAGGTCACAAGCGGATCTCGGACTAAGTGCTGAAAGATACTCACGCATAGAAGAAAATAAAGCTTTGGCGGTTGAAAGAAGAGCTGAAAGTATCAAAGACCTTGAAGCAGCGTCATTAGATAAAATTAAAGCTGCAAAAGAGCTTGTAGGAATTGATTTATCTCAGTTACAACAACTAATAGATATTGTTGAAAGGTTGAGACTGGGAGAATCAGCAAAAGCTGGAGGATTAGATGAAAAAGCCCAAGATACCAGTATGCCACAATTGTAAAAGACCAAAAGAAGTTGGAGTGTGGATTACTAATGAAAAGCCGACTATCTATCTTTGTAAGGATTGTTATATCATTCGTTGTATAGAAGAAGAAGGCTCAGCTCCATGTTTTTTAAAAGAGGCTGATGATGAAAGTTAGATATGAATTCAAAGAACCTGAAGAAAGAGAAGAAAGACATCTCTTTGAGATATCCGGAGATATGTTTTCTTCTTTATGGGATATACAATCTTATATTAGAGAGCTTAATAAAGGCTGGAAAGAGGACAACAGGGAAAAGATTATTGATACCATTGAAGACTTGTTATATAACAGTAAAATAAATGAAATGAGCTGAGGTAGCCATGAAAAACGCAAGATTTTTAATAATAATATTAATACTAATATCATTGTTAGTATTATGTAGCTGTTCTGCGTTTTTGAAATGGCAAATAGAAGCTCCTGATAATTTTTTTGAAGAAATTATAGAAGATACAATTAAAGAAAATACTGGTAGAGATTTGGATTTAACTCCTATTACTGGTAAGGAAAAGCAAGAATTTAATACTCTTAAGTAAAAAATAAGTTAATGGAAGAATCTCTCAAGGGGTTAACCCGCGATTGTAGGAAGATAGCTAGCACTTCCGACTTCCTCATTATAAACGTTGTACAACAAGGAGACGAGAGGTTATGAGAAAGAACCGAGAGTCAAATAAATTAGTAGAAAAAGCGAAAGGTAATTATTCCTCTCGTTATAAAGGAAGTAGTCCAGATCTTGATATGAAGAAGCAGCAAAGTTCTGCTTATAAGTCAAGATATAGCAGTTCTTTGATTCCTGAGAATGAAAGTGAGATGAAAGTAAAAAAAAGTTATAGATCAAGATATTAAATTTTCTCCAAAGCTGGGAAGCTATGATGCTCCTTCCTTCGAAATCCTCCTATTAAGGTATGCTTCCCGGCTTCTTTGAAGAGAAGTTGCATATGAGATATAATTATCAAAGAACTTATAGGACTCCAATAATTATTGAACTTGAAAAAAAAGACGGAACAGTTTTAAAAATAAAAGCTATTAAAACATATTCTTTACCTCAAGAATGTGTTGTTATAAAAGGTCTTAGAGGTCGAGAAAATTTAACTCAAAAGCAATTAGCTTTATTGCTTGGTATTTCCGTAACTTCACTTAGTAGAATAGAAAGAGGTCTTAAAGATATAAGTGACAGAATGAAAGAAAAATTAGCCAAAGCATTAAATACTCATACGAAAATGTTTAATAAAAAATGAATTGAACTTTATGAAATCAGAATACGGCGACAGAGACACTTTAGGTGCTCAAATCTTAAAGACTCAAGAAGAGCATGCTAAAAGCGATCCTGTTGCGTCTATGGACCTTGCTCATGAAGGTGGCAAGTCTTACATGAGAGAGTTGATAGATACCATTGAGAATCATAGAGATCTAGCAGATGAATATTACATTCAGGTTTTTTGTACAAAAGAGCGTCTTTTTGCAGACAGACCTGTCATATTATTTCGTTTCTTTGCTAGAAAGACCCCTCCGCCGATGCATTGCGAGCAAGACCTTTGGTATGTAAACAACAGGTTAGACAAGCTAGAACTTCTTTGGTCTCTTCCTCAAGAAGATATGATGGATGCCGTGTTAAATGATCCAGATACCGATGCTCAGTTGGCTAAGTGGATTAAGATTTATAAAGCGCCTTAAACTGTTTCTTAAAATTCTTCTACTAAACAATTCCCTTTGCATTTAAAGTTTTTACTAGGTAAAACTAAATTATTTAATACACGTTTGATCAACGTTAATGATCAGCGTAAACAGGGAATCGCAACCCCAAAGGATAGGTATGACAGAAGTTGAAGACAATAAAGGCGTAATTGAGCAGGAAACCGCCGCTCCTGTTGAAGCAACAGAAAGTAAGCCTCCAGTATCTACTGAACCAAAAGAGCCAGAAGCCGGCACAAAAGAGTATAACTGGCGCCGTATGGAACAGAAGATGCAAGAGCTTGAACGTAAAAATCAGGAAATGTCTCAAGCCATGCAGGAAAAGGTTGCTCCTCCAAAGGAAGAGAAAGACGAATTAGCCCAGCTCCAAGAAGATGACTTAATCACCGTTGGCCAAGTAAATAAATTGGCTGAACAAAGAGCTAGACAAATCGTTGCTGATGAACTTGCTAAAAGAGAACAGGCAGCTTTACCGGGCAAAGTGAAAGGGCAATACAATGATTACGATCAAGTAGTTACTAACGAAAATATTGAAAAATTGGTACAGGAAAGGTCTGCTTGGGAAAACACAATTAAGAACGATCCTAATCCTTATGAGACTGCTTATTATCTTATAAAACAATCTAAGTTTTATAAAGAAAAGGTTGAGAATAGTCAAAATCAGGAGAAGATCGCTTCTAATAATCAAAAGCCTGTAAGTAGCAACACAATTGGTAAGCAAGGGCCACTTGCCCAAGCTCAAGCGTTTGCTACGCAGTCTAAAGCTGATTTATGGGCTGAGATGCAAAGTTATTCTAAAAAGGCGGCTTCTGTACCTGATATGAGGTAAATATGAGTACAACAAGTACAGTACTTCCCGCTCCCGTGCAACAAAAGTTTAACGCTAAGTTACTTGCGACACCGCAAGCTCGCCTAATTCATGGCATGTGCGCTATTCCGTACGAGATGGAAGAAAGAAGCGGCGATATCCTCAGAATGCGAAGGTACACAAGATTGAACACAGCACCTGTCCCTCTAGGACCTGCTATGTTGAATCCTCCTGTACAGACTTTGCAGGCTATAGATATTGATGCCCGCATCGACTGGTACGCTACATACGTTTTAATAACGAAGCAGGTCTCATTAATCAATCAAGACCCTAACCATAAAGGATTTACAGCTTTAGCAGCTTAACAATGGTTTCTGTGTGAAATCATTGTATAATAAAGGTACTTTAAAGTAAAATGTCTCTGAAGAAAAAAGGAGGCATAAGATGAAAGGACAAAAAAGAATGACAAGATTAGCCTATGTGGCAGGAGTAATGGATGGAGATGGTAGTTTTTCTTTGCTTAAAAGAAATTCCTCCCCTTATCCATATTATTATCCAGCTATGCAGCTTTCTCATACAAACAAAGAATTTGTTTATTATTTTAAAGATGAGTTCGGAGGCTCTGTTTCTCATAGAAAATCATATATAGGCAAAGACGGTGGAAAGAGAAAAGAATCTTGGCGTTGGGTATTAGAAAAAAAACAATCAGAAGGTTTTCTAAAGGAAATTTTGCCATATCTACAACTAAAGAAAGAAAGGGCTACGCGTCTTTTAGGTTACTTGTCTGAAAATTCTCTATATAAAAGAGGAGATGTGTCAAAAAAAAACTTGGCGCGAAAAGAAAGAACTTATTTGAAGATGAAAAAAATGAATGCTGAAAGCGGTATTAGCAAGTCTTCAATCGGAAAGATAAAAAAGAATCCAAGTGATAATCCCTTAGTTTGGGCGTATATTGGAGGTCTTTTCGATACTGATGGTTCTTTTTCTATTAAAAGAGAAGTAAAAAATATTCATAATTCTTACAAATATAATCCTATAATAAGTTTAGGCATGAAAAATTTAGAAGCTATAGCTTTTGTAGGTAAATATTGTTCTGTAGGAAATATTAAATTGATAAAAGCAAAAACTTGTAAATCAGGTTTTTCTTATAGGTTTAGTATTCATTCCTTTGATGAGGTAGCAAGTTTCTTAGAAAAGTGCATTCCTTATCTTCATTTAAAGAAAAAAAGTGCTGAAATACTGTTAAAGTTTTGTAAAAACATAAAGAGAACTAAATATTGTAGAGCTGGAGTCTCAGAAAAAGAATCTTCTTTTAGAGAACAATGTTATCAAGATTTGGTTAAAGCAAATAATGGGGTCTATAAATCCTCTCTAATTGACTTGGAAGTCCTACAACAGGACGACAAGGCGGAAGGTGAAAGCCACCGTAAACGACTTAACGAGAGGGCTTCATAATGAAGATGCGAAAGTCTGAACACAGGTATAGTTGGCAAAGAAAACTTGTGAAGGGAATCCGAAGAGTTTCCCTCGCCATACTAATCATATGGTCAGTAAGCCCAGTGGCTGAAAGTAACAGTTTGGTTTTAAACGAAGCAGCTGCCCGCTTAGGTCAGTCACTTCGAGAAACAGAAGATCAATTGATAAGAGACATGCTAGCAGGAACAGCCTCTGTCGTAAACTGTGTGAATGGAGTAAATGGAGACAATCCAACAGAACTCACTCGTGCAGATGTCGACGGAGTAGTAGCAACCCTACAAGGTAACGATGGCGATTTTGTAGCTAACGTTATTGAAGGTCAGGATAAATTTGGAACAGGTCCTGTAAGAGACTCATACTTTGGTATGTGTGATACAGGCATGATTGGGCAATTGGAAGCTGCTAACGGCTTCATTAATAAAGCTCAGTATCCAAATCAAGCAAATATTTCTCCAGCAGAATGGGGATCTATTGGAAACGTACGTTTCTTCCTATCTTCACGTGGAAGCGTAACAGTTGCAGCGTCTCTTCTTGGAGCAGATGTTTATAATTGTTTTATATCTGCACAAGATGCATATGCAAAGATTGAACAAAATGGGGTGAGTGCTAAGTTCATATATCACCCACCAGGACTAACAACAAAGACCCGAATCCTGGTTAAATCTCCTTTAATTGACTTGGAGGCCCTAACGGAAAATGCCGAGGGTGACAGGGCGCAAGCAACCGAGAGGTGGGCAGCGTGAACGACTGAACAAGGAGACTCCGTAAGGAGATGCGACAGTCTGAACTCCAGAGGAAACCTGGAGAGGAGAGGTCGAAGAACCTTTCCCGCCTGTTGAATAAACAGGTCATACAAGTAACAGAATTGACGGCGATGATCCTGCTGAATTACGTCAGACATGTGCTTGGCGTATGGCGCAAGTGCCAAGGATAAAGAATGTTGTCCTTGTAAAATCTTCTTTAATTGACTTGGAAACCTACGTTATGCAGGAGGCTGCATAATATGGTGACAGGGGCGAAGAAGTTTATGGAAAAAGAATGGAATTCCATGTATCATATATTGTTTGAACCAGAAGGAAAACAATGCTCAAGATATGTACAGGATGTGGAATTGGAAAACCATTTGAAGATTATGGTAAAGACAAAAAAGGCAAGTTTGGTTTAAACCAAAAATGCAAAATATGTTGTAGGATAAGGAATAAAGAAACAATTCGATCTAAAGAATCGATAGATAAAATTAAAAGGTATAAGTCCGAATGGCAAAAGAAAAAAAAGGATCTTTTAAATGCTCGACTAAGAGAGAGACACACAAACAATCTCGAAGAAAGTCGATCAGAAGCAAGAAAGAGAGCTTTAAAACACAGACAAACAGAAGGATATAAACATAAGAAGAATGAATATGATCGAATGTATCGTAAAGAACATAAAGAAAAAGCTAAAGCGCATGACAAAGTCAAACGCGCAATTGCTCAAGGGCAACTTATTCGTTCTAATGTTTGTGAAGTATGTAAATGTGTTGGCAAAACGCATGCACACCATGAAGATTATTCAAAGCCTCTTGATGTTATTTGGAAATGTCCTACATGTCATATATCAAACCATAGAAACCATGAATTTCACGCTGAACGACTTAACAAGAAGACCTCGAAAGAGGATGCGAAAGTCTGCACTCGTGACGAAAGCACGAGAGGGAAATCCGAAGAGTTTTCCCCGCCTGTTGAATAAACAGGTCATACAAGTAACAGACCGAACAAACGACGCGTGGATAATAAGTCTACGTGCAACACTAGGGTAAGGAGGTAAAATTATGAGTACACCGATGGGTTTAATTGCTCAAGGTACCTTCGTATCAGATGGTGCTGCGACAACTATTGAATTACCACAAGCCCCACATTATTTTGTGGTCAGAAACCGTACACAATGGGGAGCTACAGCTTCTGTAACAATCCAAGGTGAATGGTTTGATGGTATGGCTGATGGTCAAGCACAGCTGCTAGTAGATGCAGCTGATGATATTAGTGCTGGTGCAATAGCAGCTGGTGGAGCTGGATTTACATTTGTAGATCTAAGTTCTCAAGCTCCTGGAGCATTGGTGGCAACAGGTACTGCTGCAACAAATGCAACACCGATTGTAGTTACAGATGCGAACCCACCTCCACTTGGAAGTATAGTTCGTATGTTAAATACTACTGGTATGTTGCAAATAGCTGGATTAGATTTTACAGTAACAGCTGTAACTGCTGCTACTAACTATACCTTAGGGTATGCTGTTGGTGCTGGATATGCTGCTGCTGCAACAAATGCAGATTACAGGGTAATACCAGCTAAATATTACTCACCATATAGAAGATGGATTGCAAACATTACTGCAGCAGCAAATGCTGTAATTAGTGTTTCTGTAGCTCATAACTATTTGGTTGGTGATTATATTGTAGTGCATAATCCGGATGCTAATTTTGGAATGCCTGAGATTGATGGCGTAAGAGGCCAGATAACAGCTGTTACTGCTAACACAATAACAACTGATATCAACAGTGCTGCATTTACAGCATTTGCTTATCCAACATCAGCTGTTGCTGCTGCTGGAGTATCTTTCCCTCATGTTACACATGTTGGAGAAGTAGCTACTAAGTTGACTTCTTCACTTGATAATGTAGGTTACTACGGCATGTATCTTGATACAGGCGTTGTAGGAGCCAATACTAATGTGATGGATTGGATGGCATTTAGCCGTGATTATAGTATATAGTAATTAGTTTGGATGGGGGCGTTGCCCCCTTCCTTTTTTTAAAGATAAAGAGTGCCTATCAAAATGATTATCAAAATGATTGTAAAAATGATAGGTGAACTGTACGATAATACCGTACAACTGAAATAAGGATTTTTATGACATTTGTAAAAGAAGTTTTACCAACAAAAAGAGAAAAACTTTCAGCAGAAGCTAAAAAGAAAGCCTCTGAGAAAGTAGAAGCTGCTCGCAAAGAAGATAGTAAAATGGTAAAAGGAGTATTTACTAACAGGGAATCATCCGGAGGCGATTTAACATTCGCATATCGTGGATATAAAGGTGACCCTATAAGAGTTTATCATTTTATAGATGGAGAAGAATATACTATTCCATTGGGAGTCGCTAGGCATATCAATAGACAATGTAAATATACGAAAAGTGCACATTTAGTAGACAAAAATGGAAAACCTATGATAGGAGCAGGTAAACCTGTCCAAAGATACGAATTTATCTCTACAGACTTTATGTAGAAGGAGGCTCCATGAGCGTTGCAGATTTTGTCCCTAAGAGAAGAGTGATAACTGCCATCACTAATGCTACGAACGCTATTGCTACCGCTGCAAACCATGGATATACTTCCGGTGAATATGTAAGAATTAATGTTCCGGTAAGTTACGGAATGAGACTTGGAAACATTGAAACTCAGATAACTGTGATCAATGTTAATACATTTTTTTTAAATGTAAGCACTCAACTGATGGATCCATTTGTTGTTCCAGGTACTCCTCTGACTAGAGCAGAGAGTGTTCCAATATCGGAAACCGTGGATAATATTGCATAATGGGGTAAAAATATGGCAGTAACAGGTACTTTAGAACAAATACGAACTAAGGTTCGTAAGATAACAGGTATGTTGTCTGTAAATCAGCTATCAAACGATGATTTAGACAATTATATTAATGATTTCTATCAATATGACTTTCCAGCTCATTTAAAGACATGGAATTTAACCACTGCATTGCCTCCTATCTTTGGTGTTGATGATGTACTTATTCCTGATCAAGCTATTTATGTATATGATTGGAATACATATACTAACATGGGACCTCCTTGTTATGTAGGTGGCTATGAAATTCAGCTTTTCCAAGACCAAGAAGCTTTTTTTAACATTTTTCCTACTAGAACTAGAAGAACTCAACTTTCTACTGGAACTGGAGTTGCTGGTCCTTATGGTGGAACAATTACTGATACGCCAATACTTCAACAGGGAATCTTTATTTCAGCAGTAAATAACGCTGGAGCTTCTTTGCATTGTACTGCTAATAATGCAGGGGTTTTAGCTGGAGATGTTTTGGCAGGTGGAACTATAAACTATCAGACAGGGGTAGTAGCTGGCCTAACTTGGGATGCTGGAAACATAGCTGTAGGAGAGCCTATCTGGGCTCAATCTATGACGTATGCCTCTGGAAGACCTGAAGCAGTCTTATTTTATGATGGAGCTTTATTATTTTATCCTGTTCCAGATATAGCTTATGAATTCAGCTGCAAAGTTAATAGAGTTCCTGATGCTTTAGAAGCTGGAGATCAGCCTATGGTTCGTGACTGGTGGAATCTTATTGCTTATGGGGCTTCTTTGAAAATATTTGGTGACAATATGGATTTAGAAAGTTATCAAAAGATAGAAGTTTTATTTGAGAAACAAAAGCGTCTTGTAGAAAGACGGACTCTTTGCCAACTAAAGAATCAAAGAGTAGCTACTATTTATACTGAAGGAGTTGTTAGTCAAACTCCTTTTAGTTCAACCTTATAGGAGGAATGAATGAGCTTTAACCCAAATATTCCAACATCTACAGATTTGCCATCACAATCTCAAGGTCAACTTTTAGCTAATTTTACAGCTTTAAATACTATCTTTGCTGTAGATCATTTAGCATTTAATGCCGTAGATGGCGGAGAACATCAACAAGTTACTTTTAATTCTGTAGTGGCAGACCCTGGTCTTGCAGATCCTAAATGTAGTTTGTATATAAAAACAATAGCAGGAGATAGTGAACTTTTCTTTGAAAAGTATGATAACACTGCCGCTGCTAATTTAGTCCAACAATTAACAAATTTAAACATAACAAATCTAGTTAATGCTGGAACAGCTGGAGGTACTTTATATAGAATTGATTCTCCTTTAGGATTTACTATTTTTAGTGGTCAAACTAATGCTTTTACTGGAGCTGGGACAGTAACTTTTCCTGCAGCATATACAACAATTTTCACTTCTATTGCTACTGCAAATGACGCAAACGTGCAAAAAGTTTCTTCTCAATCAGCACTTGGAGGATTGACTTTACATACAGAAAATAGTGTTCAAGTTAATTGGGTCACAATAGGAATAATATAATGCCTAAATTATTCATAGGTCCTTACGAATCGGGTTTACAGAAGAATCTTGAGCCTTGGATGCTGCCGAACGAAGCATTCGTCACATTAGAAGACGCATATGTTTGGAGAGGAAGGGTCAAAAAAAAAGAAGGATATAGCTTTGTAGGAAGACTACATAGAGAAGCTCCTACTCTTCCTGATGCATTAGGAAATACTGTTGGAGCTGGAGCTACTTTTGCGGGTACTATTGCAGGTGCTAATCTTCCTATTTCTCCTGGGACAGTAACTATAACTGCTGGAGCTTTAACATTCACAGATTATCAAGCAGCAGCGTCTGGTAGACCTAATCCTCATTATAATGGAATCGGGACTCTTTCTACCAATGTTGTTAATTCTAACTATGGAACAATAGATTATGAGACAGGAGCAGTTGCTTTAAATTTTGATCCTGCTTTAGGTGCAGCTATACCTGTTGCTTTAACAGCTGCCCAACGTGTTGAGAGACAGTCTGTTATGGGACTTGGGGTATATGAACAATCAGCTATCAACCAAGAAGAGTTAATCGCTTTTGATGAGGATTATTCCTATGATTATAACGCAGGAACTGGATGGTTTAGAGATGTTTCTTTCTATGCTATGGCAGCTCCTCAAAATGCTGTAGTATGGACAGGTAGCGATAGTGATTTCTTTTGGACTACTAACTATTATGATGTATTTTGGGAAACGAACAATATAGAAGGTAATCATGGTAGAGCTCTTACTAATATAACAGTGGCTGCTGCTGCTGTAATTACAGTTGGAGCTGGTCATCCATTTATTGTTGGAGATGTCGTTTTTATCAATGAAGTTACTGGAATGGTAGAAATAAATGGACTCACAGGAACTGTTACTGGAATAGCTGCTGCCACAATCACTGTTAATATAAACTCTGCTGCTTTTACTCCTTATGGAGCAGGTGGGGTTGTTTTTGCTTTAACGCGCACAATATCTGGTGATGGCATTCGTTATTATAACGGGTTTGGTGTGACTCTTGGTTGGAGAAACTTTTGTCCACCTGTTCAGTCTACAGCAGTCCCAGAATATTTAATGGGGGCTTTAATTGTCCTTCCATTCAAAGACCGTATGATTGCATTAAATACTGTTGAAAGGCCTTTTCTTGGAGGTGGTGGAGCTCATCCTCAAAGAGCTAGATGGAGTCAAAATGGAACGCCATTTTATGCTACAACAAATGTTTATGTAGCTGGAGTTCCAAATCCTGGATATTCATGGACAGAAGATGTCGGAAGAGGTGGATATATTGATGCTCCTACAAATGAAGCTATCGTATCAGCAGCTTATATAAAAGATTCTTTGATTGTCTTTTTTGAAAGATCAACATGGCAATTACGTTATAGTGGAAATGAAGTACTTCCTTTTTATTGGGAAAGAATAAATGAGGAATTAGGAGCTGAAAGTACGTTTAGTTCTGTTCAATTTGATAAAGGGGTATTAGCTGTAGGAGATAAAGCGATAATTACTTCTAATACTATAGGAGTCGAAAGGATAGACCAAAAGATTCCTGATGAAGTATTTAACTTTCATAATGACAATCAGGGTGCTACAAGAGTTCATGGTATTAGAGATTTCTATAAAAAGATGATTTATTGGACTTTTCCTAATGATGATGCTAATGCTACATTTCCTGATAAAGTATTAGCCTTGAATTATGATGAAGGATCGTATTCTATATTTAATAATTCTTTTACATGCTTTGGAACCATGCAGTTCACTGTGGATTATACATGGGCTACCCTTCCTTATGATAGTTGGGCAGATTGGAATATACCTTGGGGCTCTCCTGTCGGACAAAGCTATTTTCCTGATATTATAGCAGGTAATCAGCGTGGTTTTGTTTTAAATCTAAGTACTGGTCGCGTAGAAAATTCAATCAGTATGGATTTAGTAGTAACTCTTGGAATTGTTGATTCAATAACTAATGCAACTCCTCCAGTTTGTCAAGTTACTAATCATAATCTTCAAACAGGACAGTTTGTAAAGATAACAAATACTACAGGTTTTGCTGTCGTTGTTGCTGCTGAAGCTGTAGGAACAGCTCTTGCTGCTACAACAGCATTTACAGGTACTTTAACCAATCCTGGTGTATTTCCTGGAACAGTAGTTGTAACTATTGGTGCTAATATATTTACAGATTTGGGAGATGGAACAATGACTGGTGGAACTGGCGGTTCTACCATTGATTATGAGACAGGAACTTTTACTGTAAATTTTGGAGCTTTAGCAATAGATACAGCAGTTACTGCAAATTATAATTATAATATTTTGAATTTCCGTAATTTCTATGTTCAATGGGCAAGTGCTAATACTTTTACATTATGGGATGTTGACGCTAATGGTTTAATTACACCTGTTGCTCTAGCTGGATTTGGAGCCCCGTATCAAGGTTCTGGTCAAGTTACTGTAGTAGATAATTTCAATATAACAACAAAAAGATTTTCTCCTTTTATTCAAGAAGATCAAAAATTCCGCATGTCTCATTTTGATGCGTTCTTAAAGACTACAGATGGAAATTTTACTGTAAATATCTATGGGGATCAAAATAGTAGTGATCCCTTAAATATTTTACCAGGCTCTAGTCAAGATTATACTGGAAGAAATTCAGAAAAGAATTGGTGTCGTTTCTTTTCTAATTTAACTAGTGATTTTATCCAACTTCAATTCACAATGTCAGAATATCAAATGACTATAACTGCTAATCCTCAAGAAGATTTTCAAATACATGCAATGAATCTAGATGTTCAAAGTTCAGGTAGATTATGACATTTTCACCTCCTAGTACATTAGAAGCTGCTCTTCCCGAGAATATTAACTTTGCAGAAGATTATGAACAATTTCTTGAGCAATGGACAAATCTTTATAGAAAATTAGCTGTAAAGGTGAATGGAAAAGAAAGAGCTATCTATCCATTAGAACAAGAGATACTTAATGATCAATTATTTTTTACTGCTGGAGATTCTAGAACTTTTAGAAGTGTTTTTAGAAAAGTCTTTAATTTTGGAGCTATTGCAGCTGGAGCTGTATTGAATATTCCGCATGGAATTGCAGTCATTACACAAGTTACAAGACTCTATGGAAATTGCATAACAGCAGTACCTGATGATAGACCTATCCCTTTCACATCTGTTGTTGCCGCTAACCAAGGAATTCAAATTTTGCGAAATGGAATTAATATAGTAATCACAAATGGAGCTGCTGCACCTAATATTGCATCAGGAACTGTAGTAATAGAATTTTTGAAAAATTAAAGCTATGAATTAAATAAAAATTTTCTTTTACTGATATGAAAGAAAACAAAGGAGGTCAATTATGGCAGCATTCGCAGGTCAGGCAGCAATGGCAGCTTTGCCATTCTTGTTACAAAAACTTTTTAGTGATAAGCAAGGGGGAACACAGCAAGGTTCTACCCCGTCTACATTACAAAATATTTTTAGTGGAACACCTGGTAGCATTCAAGCTATGCCAAGTTTTAGTCCTGAACAACAAGGTCTTCTAGGTCAAATGGTTGGTGGATTAGGTGGTGAAGGTGGTCCATTAGCTGGAGGTTTGCAAAACCTTCAACAAATGTTAGCAGGGGGAGGAGAAGCATTTGAAGCACCTGCAATGAGACAGTTTCAAGAACAGATTGTTCCTGGAATAGCCGAAAGATTCTCTGGTATGGGAGCTGGTGCTCAACGTTCATCAGCCTTTGGTCAACAACTTGGACAGGCTGGAGCCGGTCTTGCTGAAAACTTAGCTATGCAACGTGAAGGGCTTAAATCTCAGGGCTTACAGCAATTAATGGGCATGTTAGGTATGGGCATGCAGTCTCCATTCAACTACATGCAAATACCAGGAACTCAAGGTGGCTTAGGACAGCTTTTAGGTGGATTAGGAAGTGGAATTGGTGCTGGAGCTAGCATGTTAGGTATGGGATATCTTGGTAAAAAAATGGGTTTAGGAGGCAGTTAATATGTCAATAACATTACCTGAAGGGATAACTCTTCCACAAGAACACCCTTTAGCAAGTTTTCTTGGTGGTATGGGAACTGGTCTTGGAGCTGGTGCTGAGAAGGGTGGCACCTATATGTTACAACAAATGCTTACTCAACAGAAAGCTGAAGCAGCAGCAAAAGCTAAACTTGCAACAGGAGCTTATAAAGATTTAAAAAGCAGATTTGGAAGTAATTGGGAAGGCATGTCTATTCCTGAACAGACCAGATATGAAGCCTATTATAAACAAAGAGTCATGGAAGGCGCTCCGGTTGAGCAAATAATAAATGAAATAGATCAACAGATGTTAGCTACAGGAGTTGGCACTCCAGAACCAGGAAGAAAAGGTCCAGGACAGCAAGCGACTACATTATGGCAAGATCTGTTTGGACAAGTAACACGTCCAAAAGAAGAAGTTCCAAGAGGTAAAGCAGGCCCTCCAATTGGAGGAAAAGGAGAAAGAAATATATTAACAGACTTTGGGCCGGATAGTCCTTTTGCAAGAGGAACTCATTCAGGGTTTTTAGGCAAAGCTTCCGCTTTAGCTAGTGGACAATCTTTAGATGAATATCAAAAAGCTACAGCTTTAGATGATAAAGCAGGTGTTTGGGATAATTTTCTACATGCTATTGGTAATTACGTAGCTGATTCTCCGGCATATTTAGTTGGAGGTGCTCTTGGTGCAGCAGGAGGGGGTCCTTTTGCACCAGCAACTGGAGCAGCAGGAGCTTTTGCATTACCAAGATTACTTAATTCCTCATTAGAAGAATTCATGAAGCATAAACAAAACGGATGGAAAGGGTCTTTTGAAGATTACTTGGATAGTGCAGGAAAAGTGGCTTCAGAAAGTTTAATGGGAGGAGCAGCAGGCTCTTTATTTGGTACTTTAGGATCAGCAATACCTGCTATTAAAGCAGCTAATCCAGCAATAAAAGGTTTTATGGAAGCTAAAAAACTTCCAAAGCTAAAAGAGTACCTTGGCACATCAATGGTTCAGGCTTTAGGTCTTACGGGAGCTGAAGCTGTTGCCAAAAGAGAACTTCCTACAAAAGCAGATGTAGCCAATACATTTGCTCAAGTCTTCGGTTTCAACTTAATGCATGCAGTTCCTGGTCTTAAGAGCAAAATTTACGAGAAGGCCTCTAAAAGCGGCGTAGATCCAACGAAATTCGCAGAGAAGGTAAAGTCTCGATTCGAAGAAATAGGAGGAACAGAGGAAGGGTTAAAAGGCAAAAAAACTAAAGATACAAATCTTCTTAATCGAGCTGTCAATGACATAACAAAAGAACTAATTCCTGAAGCAGCAAAAGTAGCAAAAGCAGAAAAAAGAGTAGCTGATGTTGGTAAGAAAGCTTTAGAAAAAAAAGAAATTGAAAGGAAAGAATATGCAGAAGCTATTGGAAAAGAACCTGTAGAAGAATATATCACTAAGCCAAAAATGACAATAAAGGAAAAAGAGTTATTCAAAGAAAGAGCTTCTACAGAAAGCAAAGTAAAAGCCTTAGAAAAAGAAATTTCAAGATATCAAAAGGAAGTGGATCGTTTAAAAAAAGATACTGGCAAGAAAAAAACGGATTTTCAAAAATGGACTAAAAATACGTTAGAAAATCTAGTTGAACAAAGAACATTGTCATTAAAAGAAGCTCAAGAGAGATTAAAGCAAATCGGAAAAGAAATTAAAGCAGTTGCCCCTAAGCCTGGAAAGAAAATGACACCTGAGCAACAACAGTTTTATCTTGACAAACATATGAGAGAATTAAAGCAAATGTCGATGGAGCCAAAAGGAGATGTAGCCGAAGACTGGAATAAGATGTTCAAGCAGGATCAAAAGTATCAAAAGCAACATGAAGAAATGATGAAGCGAGGAAAAATACCGGGAGCTGAATATGTTGGTGAGAATATTAAGATACTAGACAGATATATGAGTGAATATGAAGCATTGAAAAGACTTTCTAAAGAACAGTTAAAAACTGCCAAGGGAAAAGAAAAAGCTATGCTTCAAAGATTGCTAAAGAACATAGAAACAAACTCCAAGATCAACAGAAACAAGAGAGCTGTATGGGAACGCTATAGAAGCGTTAAAGAGGCAGTTAGAAAGCCTTTCATTGCCAAGATGTTAAAAGACATGGGGCACAACCTTGGAAGGCATGAAAGGGTTATATTTGAAGCCAAGAAAGTTCTTGGTCAAACAGAAGCTAAAGCACAGGAAGCTTGGAAAGAATTCAAGGAGAATCCAACAAATGAGAATCTAAAAGATGCTGCTGAGAAAAGTGGTATGGATGGAGAAAAGACAGTAGAGGCTGTTGATACAATGGAAGATGCTATCAAGTCTGAAGATTCTGAAACCTTAGAAGAAAAAACTAAAGACGCTTATGAAAAGATGGATGATGCTGCTAAGTCTAAAGACCCTAAAGCTAAAAAGGGAAAGGGCTGGCAAAAGTTTCTATCAACCCCAAGTGCAATATCGGCTTTATTAAATCGAATGGGAATACCTGCAACACCAGAACTAGTTAGGGCTGGACTGTTATTGTCTGGATATTCTTCAATAACCACGCTGAGAGGTGTTATTAGAACTCTTACCAAGCAATATCACATACAGCAAATAAGAATTATGAGGAAAAGAAACGACAACAAAGGAATAGATGCTAAGTATAGACGTTACATGAAGGGTGGTGGAACTCAAGCTACATGGAATAAATGGCTAAAAGAAGCAGCTTAAAAAAAGCATTTAATTATACCTATAATTATTCCTACAAAGAAAAATGAACTTGCAAATGCATCTGCTTCTCTTTCTATTTCTTCCCTAACAATTTCTTTATATTCTCCTTTTTCCATTATTTGCTCCTCTTACTTCTAGACCCAGTAGGCCTTCCAGTTTTTTTTGCAGAACTTGTCTTTAAATACTTCTCTTCTAAAGCACATAGTCTTCCATGAAAATCCTTAGTCTCTTGGTAAAACAGTTTTTGAAACTCGTCCATCTTGCGAAACAAATATAAGAACATTCCAAAGACTGCTATTACTATTGTTAATACTTGTAGCCATTCCATCATTTGCTCCTTTTTTCATAAAATATCCCCTTCCTTCAATTTTTTAAGTTCAGCCGGTATAAACCCTATTCTTCTGCTTTCTAAATAAGATTTCATGCCTAATGTTAAACTTAAGGATTCTAAAAGCAGTTTTATTTCAATGATTGATTTTTTCCCTAATAGCTTATTTTCTTTTAAATCTGTCTCTGTGCGTAAAACCAAATCCGAAATAGTCCTTATATTCATTTCATGTAACCTATTTGTAGTTCTGACACTTAACTCAAAACTTGCAATAGACTTGTTTAATAAGTTAATTAAATATTCTTTTTCTATTTGATCCATCCTCTGAGAATAACTTGATAACATTTCATTAAGATCTTTTTTAAGAATATCTAAGCAATGAATTAATTGATCTATAGCATTTTCTACAAGGTTTGCTGTCGATGTCATTTTACCGATAGCTTTTTTGAAATTTTCTTCATTCATCTTCTCTCCTTTTTGTTTTTATCTAATTCTTTTAAATAATCTTTAATCTTAGAGAGACTTCTATTACCTAGTCTATCAACATATATGGTTCTGGAAGCGATATCTTTAAGCTGTGATATCAAGAAAATACATCTATTTTTAAGTACAGATTGTAATGCGCTTGGAAACTTTGAAAAATCGATAAATTCAGGGTTTTTAGATTTAGAGAACTTTTCCAAAAACTCCGTAAAATAACTTAATCTACATTCATGATCTTCTAGCGTTTCAGAAATTACTTTATCGTTATTTTTATAATCCTCTAAATTCACATACTTTTTATTCCAATTGTCCTCTAAAGAAGATAGTCTATTGTTTAAGGTATAGTGATCGTGGGCGATTTGTTTATGTTGAGTTTGTAAATCTGTTTTAAGTGTACGTTGAAATTCAGCAAATCTAATCTCTAAATCTTGAAGCTTTCCTTCAGAAAATTTATAAAATGTCTCAGCTATTTTTATGCTATTAATCAAGTCTTCTTTAGGTTTTTCTAATAGTTTTCTATCTTGAAATTCGCAATCCTTACATTGGTCTACAAATCTAGGAAGATTATATAGATTGAAATCTATCATAGCTTTGTTAATAGGTTTATTGCATTTCTTGCATCGTATAAAATCTTTGTCTGGTAATTTTTCCATTATTTGCTCCTTCTTTACTTTTCCCTTAACAATTTTCCATAAGCACATAGTGCATTTTCTATAAATTTTTTGATTGTTATTCCTCTACTAGCTGCTGCAAGTTTAATTTCCATATGTTTATATTCATCTAGTTCAATAGATAATCTTTTTTTTGTTTCTTTTATCTCTTTCATATGTCAAACTTTTATTTAGGTGAACAAAAGTTCATTGTAACAAATTAACAAAATTAAAACAAGGAAAAATTATGGCTAAACAACCTAGATCGGCATATGGCTTAGGCTTAGGAGGTCCCACTCCTAATCTAAATCCAGCTCCGATTATTGCTCAAAGAGCTCCTACTGCAAATGACGTGGGCTATGAGATTATGACTCAATGGCTTGACGAACCAAATGATGATATTTGGCAACTTACCAAGGTCGCAGGAGGTGTTGCTTCTTGGGACATTTTAAATTCTATGGGACCTGGGACTAGCCCTATTTCACGATACGTCGTAGATAGTGCAGGAACAGCTGGATATGTCACAATTCAGGCTGCTCTTGATGCTGCTAATGCAGCAGGAGTAGCAGCTCTCGTGTATGTGCGAAGCGGGACATATACGGAAAATTTAACTTTCTACGATAACATTTGGCTTCAAGGGGACAATGAAAGCGGAACAGTGATAGCAGGAACCCATACCCCTCCTGCATCAGGAACTTTAAATATTTTTAGATGCCTTTTTCAAAGTGCTACAGATATATTTAACAGTGCAGTAGCAGGAACAACTGATATTATAATGGAAGATTGTGCTGTTAATGTAACAAACGGATATGTGTTTAATTTAGTTAACTGGACTGGGTCTTTTGTATATTTTGATATAGGGTCAGCGTCTACAAATGACGGTGTAGTTAATAATACAGGTGGTGCAGATGTATTTATGACTGATGCTACTATTGGAGCAGGTGTCGGAAATACAATGATTGTTTCAGGAAATTGTACATTTTTTAATATACATTTTCAGTGTCCTATTACTATTCAGGGAGCTGGAGCAAATGTTATTAATGGTGGAAGTTGGCTAGATGAAACTTTAACTACTGCTGCTACTGCTACATTAGCAATAACTAATAGTAGATTTGCTACAGGAGCTAATGCTGCAATTTCTCATGGATCTGCTGGTGTAATAAGTTTGAGTGAAGTTGTTATTAATAGTTCTAATGCAACTCCTATTGGAGGAGCCGGTGCTGGTGTTATGACTTTGGGAAGTGTAACTTTTCCACAAAATAGTGCTATAGCAGGAACTTTAACAGTTGCTTATTCAAGAGCAACAGATAGAAATTCTCCATTTATTGTTGGAGATACTGGAAATTATGAAACTATCCAAGCTGCAATCAATGATGCTAATACCATTGGTAACGATGCATTGATTATTGTACAACCAGGAACTTTTACTGAAGACCTTACCCTATATGATGGACAAACCATTCAAGGAAGCGGCTTAGATACTGTTATCACAGGTGTTGTGACACCTCCTGATGCCGGTACTATTGCATTTAATGACTTAACAATGACTTCAACTACAGACATTGTTACTTCTGCAGCTGCTGGGACAACCAGAATGACTTTCTACAATGTAGCCTTTAATACTGATAATGGATATATCGTAGATTGTGCTAACTGGACAGGAACTATTGATATTATTCAATGTGGTGATAACTCTACTATTAACGGTATTGTTAATAACCAAGGCACATCTGTTGTTAATATCTGGGATTCTTCTCTTGGAGCTGGTGCAACTAATATTGCAAAATCTGGAGGAACATTAGACTTTAGAAGCTCTAGAATAAACATTCCTGTTATAGTAGCTGGTGCTACAACTACTGCTGCTCATCAAGGCAATTATTTTGCTGACATGATTACTGTTGCAGATACTTCTACTTTACAAGTAAGTAATTCTTCCTTTGTGACAGGAGCTAATGCTGCCGTAACACAAAGTTCTACTGGTATCATACAGTTGACAAATACAACGATTGACTCTTCTGCTAACCCATGTATTGCAGGAGCTGGTGCTGGAGAAGTTTACTTATCTGGAGTTGAATTTCTAGATGGTTCAAACTTAGCTGCAACGCTAACTATGAACTATGGTCCTGAGACAAGAACAACCAAAATCATAGCAGGTGATAGCACTTATCGTGTTAATGTCTTTGGATTAGATAGTAATATCATTCAAGCTTATTGCGATGATGCTACGGCATCAGGTGCATCTGCTTTAAGTGCTGTTGAAGGAAATATGACTGTTTCTAGTGGAGATGGATCACATTCTCCTGTTGCTGTTACAGGTGCCTTAGATATGATTTCAGGGTCAAACGCTCTTACTACATTTGGTGTTCAAGGCTATTGCGAGCAAAGCGACGGTTCTGTCATTGCTTCAACAGCTGCTGGAGCTGAAGGTTGGTTAAATCTTGAAGAAACTGATATAGCCGATCTACCGGCATATCTTGCTTGTGGTGTAAAAGGTTATCTAGATGGAACAGCAGGAACTGCTGTACCTGCTGGAATGGTTGCTGGTGTTGCTTCTCTTCTTGAATACTATGCTTATATGGATTCTAAAGCTTATGGTGTTCTTGTTTCTAGATTGGACACACCAACAGGTTCTGCTGGTGTTGCTGCGGCTGCGGCATTTGGTACTGTTCAAGGAACAAATGCAATTCCAGACTTTTTGTATGGTTTAGATTTTGCCGCTTCTACAAGTGGCTTTACTAATGCTGATGTAAGATTCCAGAATTCTAGTACTATTGCTGTGGATACTGAAGGCGTGACTTTCAGTGGGGATGTGGCGACTAGGTCTAGTAATCCAACAAATACCAATATTGAAAGCTTTGATGTTGATGTGATACTTCAGTCAAAAGCAAATACTGGTGGTGTACCAACCGGAGCAAATGGCGATTATAACATCATGTATATGCAAGATCGTACTGTAATGGAACAATTTATCATTGCAGCGGGTGGCGAGACAATTATAGCTCCTCGTTTAACTGATGATGGATTGTTGATTTCTCTAGACCTTACCAACGCAGAAGGTTGTGAGCTATATTTTGGCCACACAACACGTTCTAGACATAGTTTTACTATAGGAACAGATGCAGCATTTTTTGTCGAAGCAAGTTTTAAAGTGGTAGATGCTGGTTCCTCAGATCCTTTATGGGTTGGTTTTAGAAAAAGAGGTGCCCCTAATGCAGTCTTTGCGAATTATACCGATGCCGGAGTTATTGGATTACATCAAACCACTAATGCTGATACAGTTATTATCGGTAGTAATTTAAATGCTGGTGGTTGGGCATATGTAAATACAACTGATGCATTTGCTGATAATGAAACTCATGTTTTAAGAATGAATGTTTCAGATGCGGGTGTTTGCACGTATTTGATAGATGGCGTTGCACCAAGTTCAACACAAGCATTAACATTTGATAATGGAGATGTTGTTATTCCATTTGTGCACCATTTATTTATTGCAGCGGGAGGAGCTCCAAGCGCAATAACCATGCAAAGTTTCAAATGCGGATATCAATCTTGGGTTTAAGTGACTTATGAAAAAAGTAAATTAAATATTGATATAATCTGATAAAACAGATAAGCTGATTCCATAAATACTAAGAGGTAAATATGGAGTCAGTTTTTTATTTTGATTCTAAAGGAAGGAAATATAAAGGAAGAGTTCGTGTTTGTGAAAAATGTGGAAATGAAGAAATAGTCCGTGATAATAATTTAGGAAAAGTTTGTTTAAAATGTAAAAGGTCTTATAGAGAAATAATCTATTATTCTAAAGGGAAAAAATATACTGGTAGAGTCCGTAAATGTTTAGATTGTGGGAAGAAAGAAACAGTCAGATTATCTAATAATGCAAAATATTGCTCTTCATGCAGTCAAAAACATAAAAAATCATGTGTTAAAGATAATGAAGTTTTTGTAATACATGGCAAAGCAAGACAAAGAGGATATAAAATTAAATGTCCTAAATGTGGCTTAGAAAGAATTGTAAGAAATGATTTTAAATATAAAACAAAATTATGTAAGCATTGTTCTACTTCTGAAATATATAAAAAAATAGGAAAAGAAACAGGTCCTTTAAAATATAAGAATGGAATCGGGTCATTTCGAAAAAAAGCTTTAAAATATTTTTCACCAAAATGTTTTATATGTAAGGAAGAAAATATTAAAAAAATAGATGTTCATCACATTGATCAGGATAGAACTAATAATGATATAACAAATCTCATACCATTATGCAAATCGTGTCATCGTTATATCCATAACTATCTACGCAAAGGCTTAATCCATAAAGAGGCAATAGAGGCTATCAAGCTAAAAAAGAAGGAGAAAAATACCCCCTAGCCCAAACATTTCCCAATCGTCACAGTGGTGAACACTTTTGACAAGAAGATGGGAACAGATGGGAATTTTTCCCATAAACAAAAAAGCCCAGGTATATCAGCCTGAGCTTGCACATTCACTTCATTGGCAAGGTTGTTTCCTTGAACCGAAGTTACTTATCTGATTTTTCTTCTTTTGACACTTCTTTTTTATCTTCTTTAGCTTTTTCTTTTTCATCCTTTTGTTTTTCAGCTTTTTTTTGGGCTTCCAAAGCTTTCCAAATTTCGTCTCGAATAAAAGATAAAATTGCATAGTTTTCTGCTAAACTGTTTGCTGAAGGAAATATAAAATGTGTAATATTTTTACCATCGTGGTAATCGTAAATACCAGCGGGTCTGGCAAATAGTTTCTTTTCAGGTGCTTGAGGTTGTTCTTTTTTAATTTCTTCTGACATATAGAATCCTTTATTTTAGGGGTTAATTTGTTAGCACTTCAGTTTACTGTCTGCTAAATATTTTATAAATAAAAAATATATTTGCAACAATTGTTTCATACGATTAATGTTAAGTAAAATTATTAGTAACAGGGCTAGCCAAAATCGCTATACAAAAAAAGAGGCCCATTAAACAAGAGGTAGAAAATGGCTTATAATAACAGAGCTATATTTGATGCTACACGCACCTTAGCTTTCGGAGCAATTGGAGCAGCATTCGCAGCAGTTGGAGCAGCAGTCGCTAGTCCACCAAGAATAATCAAAATCAAAAACTTTACAGATGCAGCTATGGAATTTTCATTCGATGGAGTAAACGTACACAGTACATTACTTCCAAGCGGAGGAGAGGTTCTTGACATAACAGCAAATAAAGTCCGTGATGATGGGTTCTTTATAGCAGAAGGAACTGTTATTTATGTAAGACAGCAAGTAGGAGCAGCTACCGCAGGAAATGTACACGTAGAAATAATAAGAGCATAGGAGTAAGCAATGTCACAATTTCAAGTTTTTCCAGACAACACACCTCTTCCGGATATTGAGTTTTTAACAGGAGATGCTGGAGGTGCAGTCGGACCTGATGGTGCATTCAACATAGATTTACTTGGTGGTGTAGGTTTAACAATGACCGGTGTTCCTGCAAGCAATCAACTTACAATGGAAGTCGACGCTCAAGAGAATATTATCTATGTTGCAAAACATGGTAATGATGCAAATAGCGGTCTAAACATAGAGAATGCTAAGCTTACTATTCAATCTGCCGTAACAGCAGCCGATGCCGGAGATACAATTTTAGTCTCACCAGGAACCTATACAGAAACGATTACTCATGCTGCAAATGATGTAACGCTTATAGCTCATGGAAAACCTAATACATGTATCATTACACAAGCTGATGCTAATGTTATAAACTTTGGTGCTTATACTGGAATTCAATACAAAAACTTTAGAATTTCTGTTACTGCAGCAACATCTGCTATTTGGACAATTCAAGGAACAACAGGACAATGTGTTTTAAAGGAGTGTCAAATAAGTATGACCTCAGCAGCTGACATAGCAGCAGTAAATCAACCAGGAGTTGGAAGGGTAACAGGAGCAGGAACATTAACTGTAATATTTGGAAGAGTTTTCTATTACCATACAGGTGATGGAGGTGGAACAGCTCAGAAAGCAGCATTTAGTGTTGCAAATGGAGGGCTAGTCCAACTTCAACTTATAGAAGAAATAGATATTGCTAATACCGGAACTTCTTTGGTTTCTTCCATAGGAATAGACTTAGCAACGACAGGTAACTTTCAAATTCATGATTGTATTATTTTTATAGATGATACAACAGCTACGAATATTGCTGGATTAGCCTATATTGGTGGCACAGGAGTAGACCATGAATATTTTAGAAACACAATCCATATAACTGGTAATGGTAACTGTTATGGCTTTTTTTCTGATGATACAGCTACTTCTTCTAGATTCTTTTATAATCACATACATATTACTGCAAATACTGCTTATTCATTCCATGTGGGAAATACTTCAACTGTGGTTTCTCAGTTTGACGATATCATAGCTGCTAATGGAGTTAATATTGTTGGAACAGGGAACTTTACATGTGCAAGCTCATTGATAGACGGAGACTTTACTTGTAGAAGTCTAAGACCCGCAGATGTTGAGCAAATAAATATAATGAATACTGATAATACTGCGACTGCTGGAGATGCTGCATTGAATATAAGTGTTGGAGGAACAACTTCAACAGGTGATCCGTATGTCCAATGGTTAATAACAGGTTCAACGGCATTTAGTGCAGGTATTGATAACAGTGATACTGATGCTTTTAAGATAGGACCTAATGTTGATCCGTCTACTGGAACATCATCCTTTGAGATAGCAGCAGCTACAGGTGCTATAACATTTAGTGAAGCTTATACATTTCCTGTTGCTGATGGTGGAGCTGGAGAAGTTCTTACTACAGATGGTGGTGGAGCTGTTTCTTGGCAAGCAGCAGGTGGAATGGAAAATTTAGGCCCTGCTGGTGATGGGTTAATAACCTTAGCCCGTCCTCAAATATGTTATAATGATAGTTCTAACACACAGGTTGACGCCGTTACTACAGCAGATAGAATATATGCACATTGCATAACCTCTAATGGAGCAATTACAGTTGCACAATTAGGAGTTTATGTTTCTACAGCACAAGTTAATGCACAGCTTAGAGTGGGTTTATACGATGATAATGATGGCCTGCCAGGAACTAGATTTTTTGAATCCGGTATTCTAGATGCTAGTGCTATTGGCTTTAAATGGGTCGCTGGAGCTGTTGATATACCTCATGGAGTGATATGGATATTATACGTCGTAGATGTTGCAAATATTGCACTTAGAAGAACTGGTATATCTAGAAATACCATTGGTCATTCCGTAGCAACAGGAAGCCCAGCTTATAATGTAATTTTTGATCCTACTGCTTTTGGAGTTTTGCCTGCAAATTATACATTAGGAGGAACTGCTAGCGTATCTTCAGCGCTAGAACCGCCTACTATATTTTATCTAATGACATAAAAAAGGAGAAAACCATGGGCACAAGAGAAGAATTTTATGAAAACGGCGAGCTTATCAATGTTATTGATACAAGAGTCCTAGAAGAAGAAAAGCCAATAGCTGTAAAAATCTTAAAAGACAGAGCTTATAAAGTTTTGTCTAAAACAGACTGGTATGTAACTCGCTTAGCAGAAAGAAGCGTGGCTATACCTGCTGCTATTGCTACAGAAAGAGCTGCTATTATAGCTCATGTGGATTCTATGGAAGCAGCAATATTAGATGCTAACAGCTTAGAAGCATTAGGACAGGTTGATTATATGTCGTTTTTTGCAGAAGATGAATAAGGAGATATAAATGCCGTTTATTAACAAGAATCCATTAAATTATCCAGTTAATGCTTACAATCCTATCAGAACATTTCAAGATGACAGAGCTCCTACTGCTGCTGATTTCAGAAACTTCATTGTCACAGACGAATGGCTCGACACATCTTCTAATGACTTTTGGAAGCTTTCATATAAGGATTCCACTCAAGGGATATGGTCAAAAATGTCGGGAACTTCGGCTGCTGCCGAGACCTTCATTCCAGACGCTGGAACTTCTCCCGTAGTCCCAACAGCTACCAACCAAATAACAATCGTTGGGGGCAATGGTATTATCACAACTGGTGGTCTCAATCAGTGGGATACTTCTATGCAGTCCCCATTTGTTGGAGACTTCAATTTTGAGAATAATACAGCAGCTACAGCATTGGATTTAGGCATAGTAAACAATGATAATGATCCAGCATCTTCTTCAGCTTTGAATATTGACACTCAAGATGCTGGAGGCGATGCATTTATACATTTTGATGTTGTAGGTGGAACATATGATTATTCTTTTGGTATAGATAATTCAGATGGAGATAGATTTAAATTCAATACTGGAGCAAATCCTTCAGCAGCTACTGATATTTTTATGGTTGATAGCGCCTTAACTTCTTTCTGGCATTACAGTGGACAGCTATATCAATCAAATGATTGGGCAGGAGGAACTGTATTTACCAGAATACAAAACACAGATAATTCTAATACTGGATCTAATGCTTGTTTAGAAATATTACCCGGTGGAACTAGTGGTGGTGATCCATATATTCAGTGGCAAGTAGGAGCTGTAACTCAACAGTATTCGCTCGGTATAGACAATAGTGTTGCAGGTGATCCTTTAAAACTAACAGATGGAGATAGTCCAAGTTTAGGAACTGAATACATGCTTTTAGACATTCCTGCTTCCAGATGGGAATTTCCTATTAATATTTTTCTTCAAGAGATAGCTAATGTTGGTGGAGCTGTTAGCAATTTTGTTTCTAATACGGACAATACTGATGCTGCTTCAGACGCTGCTTTTCAAGCTTTGACAGGAGGTCTTAATGGTGGAGACCCATTCTTACATGTAGAAGTAGACTCAGTTCAAGAATATTCTTTTGGAATTGATAATTCAGATAGTGATATTCTAAAGCTTACAGATGGAGCTAGTCCAAGTGCCGGAAACGTCTTATTCCAGATAACAGCAGCTGGAGCCCCATCATTTCCTACTGCTCCGTTGGATGTTCCTTCAGGAGGCACTGGAGTAGCAACTTTAACAGATCATGGAGTTTTAGTAGGATCAGGAACAGGAGCTATTACACCATTAGCAGCGGCAACTAACGGTCAGTTAATAATTGGTTCTACAGGAGCAGATCCAGTATTAGCAACATTAGCTTCTGCAGATAGTTCAGTAACTATAACAAATGGAGCTGGTACTATAGACTTATCTGCAAGCGCTCCTGGCTTATCATGGGCTCTTATTGCAGTTAATGCCAATATTGTTGCCGGAAATGGTTACATAGCTAATAAAGCTGGAGTGTTAACAATGACTTTACCCGCTGCATCGGAAGTAGGAGAACAGTTTGCGATCACTAATTTTAAACAAGCTGTAGGCTGGCAAATTGCTCAGGGAGCTAATCAATATATACGCTTCGGAAATCAGATAACAACTGTTGGTGCTGGTGGCTCGTTAGATTCTGTTGCTTTAGGAGATACTGTATATTGTATTTGCACTGAAACAGATTTAGGATGGCAAGTTATAAATTCTGTAGGTAATATTACTGTTACCTAAAATAGGAGTAAGTTATGAAGAAATTTCTTAAAGATGGGTTTTTTATTTCTAGAGCCGACAGACTAGCTATAGCAAATGAGCTTTTAGACCCTTTGGAAGATTGGGCTATGAAAGGCCCTAAATTCCATATGTCAGGAAAACCTGTCAAAGCAATGAAAGCTAAATGGATGGATAAACTTAGAGAAGAAAAAGCTAAAGTAGCTCAACCTATTCCTGCTAATGATTCTGATATCGTTAATGAAATTAAAGGGATGTCTTCTTTTAAATCTGAAAGTCATAGGAGTAAAGATTTAATTAAACCTTTTAGATCTCAACCTAGAGATGAAAAGATTTTAGCTAATGGTATAGATGTAGAAGATCATGAATATGAAGCTGCAATTTCACATTGGAATGATCCAGAAGAATATCTTGCAGAGCTCTTAGATAATAAAATAGCCCGTTGTAAAGAAAGAATGGTAAAGCAATGGACAGAGAGATTTAACAATGATCCTTCAGTTGAATCTTATCCATCTGATGTTGATGATTTTATTGAGTTTGTTGTAACTCGTCCTGAATATAAGAATAGAGCTCAACTAGAAGAAGAATTGGAGGATTAATGGTAACACAAAATGCTATTAATTCATTTTATACGGTAGGAAGCAACCAAGAGTTAACTAAGACTCTGCAACCTGCATTTCTTGCACAAGTTATTCCTGCAGAACTTAATGCTACTGGAGATTCAACTGTTGTTGAACCAGTTGTAGTAGATAGCGAAAGGTACGATCAAAATGCTGATTATGATGGAGCTGGAACATATACTGCTCCTGTAGGAAGTAAAGCTTTAGTAACTGTTAATTTCAATATAGAAGGATTGGCAGCAGCGCATGATATTTTATGTTCAATTAAAAACGTTGGTATTAAAGAATATTACGTTATGTGGGGAACTCAAATTGGTGATGTAGCAGACAATGGTGGTCATGCTGCATTTTCTCCAACATATGTATTAGCTTTTGATGCTGCTGATACAAGTGATATGTATATAAATGTGAGGGGTGGTGCTAAATCTGTTGACTTTAGTGTTGATTTCTCTTTTGCAATAACCCAAATGCAGTAAATTATGGTAACCCAAAATTGTATAAATACCTACTCTACATACTCTTCGACAACAGGGGAGATTAAGCCAAATCAGCCTGCTTATGGAGCTACGTTAACAAATAATGCACTTAATATTACAGGTGATGGAACAGCCTATACTGTTGCTGGTTTTACTGAATGGTACGATATAGGAAGTGATTTTGCTTCAGCAACAGGAATATATACCGCTCCTGTAGATTGTATGTTTTATTTTTCAGGAAATTTTTATGGTAACGGTGGATTGACAGCTGCACACACAAAAACAGAAATTAAAGTTGTTACAAGCAATCGAACATATGTAAACAACTCTTTCAGTTGGCAATTTTATGAAAAGAGTGGCTTTGGTAGCTATTTTTGGACGGTTATTGCTGACATGGATGCTGCCGATACTGCTACTTATACTTATACAGTGTACAATGGTACTAAAACCGTAGATTTGTTTGCTGCCCGTACTTATGTTCAAGGAATTTTTATTTGTTAAGGTAATAAAATGACACAAAATGCAGTAGGAATCTCTATAAACGCACCTTCTACATATGAAGTAGTAAATACTAAACAACCATGTTTTTTGGGTATTTTAAGCGGTGCAGATTCAAATGTTACAGGTGACGGAACAATTTTTACTATGGGCTCTGGAAATGCCTATACAGAAATAGTAGATCAAAATGCTGACTTCAATACAAACGGAACATTTACATGTCCTATAACTGGTGTATGTTTTTTTTGTGGTACTCATAGTTTTGGTGGTATATTAGCTGCTCATACAAAAGTTGAAATAAAAGTAGTAACATCTAATTTGACTTATATATGCACGAGATATGAAGCTGACCAAATGAAAAATAGTGATGGTGAAGAAAACTTGTCTTTCACAGCTACAGCTGACATGGATGCTGCCGATACTGCTACATTTACGTTAACAGTAAGTAATGGAACTTTAGTTGTAGACACTACTACTGATAGTTTTGTATCAGGAGCTTTACTTGTATAATGAAAAATTAAAAAACATTATGAAGAAATTATTAACATGGATCACAGTAACAGTATTCTTTTCTAGTATTTTACTGTTTATAATATATTATGCCAAAAGTCAATTGCTTCCAACTTAATGGATTAAGTTTATTATGACTACTTTAGAAATCGGACTCAGTTTAATTGTTTGTGCTATAGTATTAGTTATAGCTTGTCTTTTTAAGAATAATAACCTTAGATTTTAAGGCTATAATTTTCTATTTCTTTTCTAAGTTTTACAATTTCATATAATATTAATTCATAATGTTTTTCTTGTAATTCCATAAGTTCTTTGCTTCGTTCATAATACTTTTGATTCTGGGATATTATTTTTTGATGCGTAGAATCGATAAATATCAAAATTATTAATCCTAATGCTAAAACAATAACTGCGTTACAAATCACTAGAGCCATAATTTTATCCTTTAATTTATTTAAGAGACATATTATGCCTCTTTTCTGTTTAATGCAAAATTTGACTATTTAAAACGAGTTCTAAGATATTTTATAATGGCACTCCACTTGGAAGTGCCATAAAGTTAAAAAAGTTCATTTGTTACTGTATAATTATTTAAACATAAAATATAACAGAATATCAAATAATAGCCTTCCACCAAATAATAATAAAAAAATACTAACAATTCTTTTAAAAGTAAAAAATGGAGAGAACTTTTTAAAGTTAAACATATTAATACCAGCACTTATAGTGATAGAACATATGATCATCCTAATTATAAGAACACAAAATGTACCTATTGGACTCCTCATGATATCTACAAAACTCATCTCTTTGCCTTTGTTTAAATTAATTTATAATAAATATGAAATAACGTTTGAAATAACATTAGAACTTGCCCCATCTTGTATAAAACATGCTATATAACAAAGAACCTGAGCCCATACACTAGGTAGAGGATCGCATATTGACATACAATCTAACGCACCAGCTCCTGGAATGTTAGAAAGAGCAGCAACAGCTACGATAGGAACTGCTACACTGTTTACTCTTCTTGTCATACCAGAAATGGAAGGTCTTAATCTTGTTTCATTAGTAGTTTCTGTTCTTTGTAAACTATCTGAAGTATTATTTATTGGTAAACTTGAAATGCTCATAAAAATCTCCTTTTTAGGGTTAATGAAAATTGAAATAATATAACAACGTGATACTTTTTGCAATAAAAATGTTGTGTAATAAATTAGTTTAACATAAGATAATGCATGACAATGTATTATGAGGTATGCATGGACGATCTTTTGACAACACAAGAAGTTTGTAAAATTCTTAAAATGAGCAGACTTACTTTGGCTAAATTAGCTAAAGAAAAAAAAATTCCAGCTTTTAAAGTTGGAAGAATGTGGAAATTTGAGAAAAAATCTTTGGATGACTGGATACAAAAAAAAATAACCGAGAATAAATTAACTTAATATTTTTTCTTCTTTGGGATTTTGGCACCGGATTTCCTGGCTTTACTAAGAGAAGCTGCAACTGCTACTTTTTGCGGCTTCCCAGCTCTCATCATTTCACGAATGTTGCTTGAAATTACTTTTTTGCTCTTACCTTTTTTGAGAGGCATTATAATCTCCTTTATTCAGATAGATCTTGATATTTTTCAAAGTTTACAAAACCATGTCTTATATATTCTAATCCACCATCTACAAATATGTTCTCACAAGAACATTGTTTAAAATCATATTTATGGAAACTTTCTATTTCATCTCCACAATGTAGACATTTAGCTTTATTTTTTTTTATATTTCCATCTTTTTTTATAATATTAACTCTTGGTTCTTCGTCACCTAATGAGTGTTCCATAATTTCTGCTTCAAACCATTCAACTTCAGACCACACAATAGAAATACAATGATCATTAATATTAGTTAATGTAGATGTTGTTTCTTTCTTTTTTGGATTATTAGCTAATGCTAATAGTTGATAGTAATAATCTAAATTTTCTTTGAAAGGATATATAAAAGATTTTTCTTTTCCAGATTTAAATCCGACCTTTATTTTTACGTATTTCATTTTACCACCTTAATATTATTTCCGTTCTTGGAGTTTCAGAGTATAATTTCTGTGCTTTAACTTTCCAAACTTGCTTATCATCCTTGAAAACCAATTCATTCATGCTATCGCATAAAAACTTTAAAAAGTTATCCAAATCCCCCAGTTTCTGGTGTTTAAGTTCATTTGAAAGCATTAATTTACGTTTCTTTTTTGATATGCTTTTTGGTATTTGTAAATAAAAAGTTACTTCCATTTCAATAGGACACTCTAAAGTTTCATCAATCTGTTCTGCAATTTGTATTCTAGCCCAATTCTTTTTATCTTTAGAGGGATCATAAGAGACAAAACGAGTAATTCTAGCTCTTGGTTGGGCAACAGGTTTTTGATTAATTATAATCTTTTTTGTTCTTCCATTCATCAGCTTTCACATTACCATCCGTTAATTCTTCAATCTTTTCTTTTACAAATTTGCTTGGGTTTCTTTTCCCGTTGCAATAATGATAAATAGTTTGCGGAGTCACGCCTAATTCTATAGCAAAAGAAGTCTGCATTTTTTTAATACTTTTGAGATAAGTCTTTAAATCCATAGTAAATCCTTTAATTTCATGAAAGATAACACGATGTTATATTTTTTACAATAAAAACTTGCATTAAATATAACGTTGTTAGATAATAGGGGAAAATTAACCAAGAAAGAGGTAAGGCTATGACTATCTATATTAATTTAGAAGACAAAGACGT